TAAGCCAACCCTTAGAAGGATTGAGTTCTTTAATGAGCGACAAAGTGTGCGCTACTAACTCTTGGCTTACCTTTGCAGCCTCAGTTCTAGGCATTGGATTTGCACCGCCATTTATCCAGTGATGACCCATTGAAGCAACGCTGAAAGCAGTGCAAGGCGGTGAAGCCCATATAAAATCAGGCTGACCATATCGAGCAATCAAATCATCGGCATTGAGATTGAATACATCTGCGTGTTCAGTTGCTTCAAATGATTCGTCTAGTTCAAAGCTGATAACGGTGTGACCAGCATCTTTGAAGGCCTGAGTAGAACTACCCGTGCCAGAAAAAAAATCAAATACAATCATTTAGCCTCCTTAGTTAAACCTTAGTACCAGTTATGCCGATCCCAGAACTTAAGCGCACCGCAAGGTGAGTCATATCGAGATTGGATATAAACCAATCCTTTATGCACCTGAGTAGGAACGCTGAGATTTGGATTCATACCAAGTATCTGCGGAACTCCACCTGCGTATGCTTTTACCCATTTGCCGTTCTTTAAAACCTGAACTGCGGTCTTATTGCGAGCATCAGGATTCCAAGACGATTCGCGACCCCAGAGAGAGCTAAGGCAGACCCATTCGCGCGAACTCCAACCAAATACTGATAGCTGAGTTTTAGCGTGATACTTGGCCGCCATAGGCGTTCTCATATCTACCATGCGCGGGCTTGTAGCAACTGCCGGGGTTGCAAGCACGATTCCTACCGCTATTGCGGCTACTGCTAGGAGTCGCGCTCTGAACTTCAGGCTCGCCCTTTGTCCGTTTCTCTTAGCCCTACCATGATTGACTCCTGTTGATTAGATCCAGCATTGCTGACTCCTTTCATATACGAAGGGTTTATTTTACCGCAAGTGCGACAGGTCTCATGCGTGATGTACACCCATGAACCGCAAGAATCGCACCGTAATATAAGTTCGCTCACGCTCTGCCATCCATAACTTCTTTGACCTGAGCGTATAAATCGGCAAGTGTGCCGTTATTGGAGATGTACTGGTCAAAGTTCCAGTCATCTAAATCCGTCTCTGAACGATGGACATTGATAGGCGCATCTCTATCTATACGACTGATTCGCCAGACTTGCCCGCCCTTCCACTTGATTTCCTCAGCTTCATTGCGGAATCGAACATCGCTAACCACAATATTGTCGCTCTTATGTGCGCTATTCATTGTTAGCTCTACCCATATCTGCGGATCTATCAAGTCGCGACCTACTTCGCTACCCATCACTTGCAACATCCGGCGCACTTCGGGCTGTTGTTTGGCGTTCTCCCATCCGTCTAAATCCACCAGATGCTTGAGGCGCATCCCGTCATAGGTAATAATCGGGTTGAGGCGATAGCAGGCTAGTTTGATGATGTCGGCAAATGCAATGCGTGAGTACCCGTAGTTCTCTACAAGTATCTTTGCAACTGAATCTTTGCCTACCTGTGCATATCCGCTTAGTCCAATAATCATTAAAATTCCACCCCTACATACCACAGCCCTAGCTCTAGCGAGATTCCGTAGATTGATATATCAAAGCCAATTCCAAATCCTGACTTGCGGCCATACTGAAGCCACTTATTTCCCATGCGCTTCTCCTTCATCGGTTGTCCGTTTTATAAAAGCCCGAGCCATTAAAGATAACTCCGACTGGGCTGATGACTTTCTCCATAATCCCGTTGCAGTTATCCATAAAGCAGTCTTGCTTTGGCGTATCGTGAAAGCCGTGAGTTCTTATCTCATGCGCACCACACTCTTTGCACTTATAGTCATATCTAGGCATTAGAACAGACTCATTTCTACTGATGATGCTATCCAGACAGTACATTCATTACCTTTGGCGTTCTGCCGAGTTTTGCCTGAGTCGTAGATAAATCCATCTTTGATGAGGCTAAGTCGAGCAGGCCGCAAAGTATCGCCTGACATACTTAACGCTGTCTGCATTTCAATATCTGTCGCGCCGTAGTTCTGCTTATCGGCAATGTACTGAAATATCTTGTAGCGGTTAGAGTCGCGGTTTGGTAGGGCTTTTACTAAAGCCTGAATAGATGTAGCTCTCATTCGCCCAACGCTACCTTTGCGCATACATCCTGCACTGTAAGTAAAGCGTTCTCAATGCCGTTCTTTATTACGCGCTTACGATCCGTAGTCAAATCAAGCGCGCAGATTTCATCGTAGATACGCTGGCGAATCTGACTCTCCAGAATCTTTACCATCGCCTTTACCGCATCCTGACCTTCGGGAGTATCTAGGAGTAACTGCTTATCTTTGATGCGCCAATGTTGTTTGTTGCAGATAAGTTTCATTTTCTATTCATCCAATCTTCCAACTCAAAGAGAACCACTAGAAATAACGGAATAATAATCGCGCAGGCTAAAGCCATCAAGAACGGGAACATTATTTCCACCCCGCATATACAATTTCATTATTTGAACCGCAGACTACGCACTTAAACCAGAAAGTGCCGTCTCTATCTTCCCAATCGTAGTTCTCTGCTTCGCAGTCATCTGATTGGCATCGCACAACCATAGTTGCCATTATGCACCTACCTTGTAATCAACTGAACGAACCCAAGATTGCGCTTCGCGAAGTGATGTATGAAAAATCTTTTGTGATTCTATAACTGAGACTGAGCTATATCCATACTTTGCAACTAGTTCGGAATCTACTGGTGCGCTGTACCACTCGTTAGGGCCGCCGTTATAAACAATATACGCGTTATCGGTTGTTTTGTATGTCCAGCCATTTACTCGGTTGAACTTCATTATGCATCCACCTTTTCAAGATGAATTGGTGCGGCGTTACACACAAAGCAAGGTGCTTCTGCGCCGTATTGACCCCAGTACGCGGTATCTACTACTCCGCACTCTTCGCATTGCACGGTTACTTCTTTTGGCATTTTGATTGACATTTAAATTTGCCTCCTAGTCGTATGGAGTCCGTTTAACTCCATGCCTTAAAGATAGACCTGCGCGGGATCAGATTGAAGGACATTTAGATTGTTTTGCCGATTGTTACCAAATCGTTATAAATCATCAAAGCCGCCAGTTAGCTCAATATCTACTCCGGCTCTAGGCGCGTAGGACTTGCTAGCGATTATGTGAGTAACCTGAGAATCATCTACATAGGCAACGCCTGTGAGCGCATCAAGTATGGATCGGATTTGCTTATCGAGGTCGGGAGGCACAGTAGGTACGGCTCGTTTGACCGATTTAGGCCGCTCGTAGCGAAAGTGCATGGTGATTGAGATAGCGCCTTCTATCGGGATACACCCCGCGCTATGGGCGGCTAGAGCCACCATCTGCCGCCAAGCCATCAGCTCTTTGGTCTTATTATGAACAATGCGGTTATTAAAGGCGCGCATTGAGCCTTGCTGTATAGGTTTGCCTTCTACGGAGAAGGCGATAGTCACATCTCCAGAGCTACCTTTTCCCCGACTACTAGGCACTTGCGTACCTTAGACCCTTTCCAGTCGTGGAGTTCGAGATCGTAGGCAATTCCGTTTTTCTCGGTAAAATCTACGACATAGCGAACGCGGTTGAGAACGATGGCATCGCCGGGTTGAATCTGGCTGATGTCGGCCAACTTGAGAACTTTCATAAGTTCCTCCTTTTGGAATTAAAGTATAAATTACTTACGCCATATTCGCCCGCTGTGGGGGTTTTAAGCCTGTCAGCGTGTCGGGTTGTATCTACTATCGGAATATGCCCCATCTCTCCCCTAATCGCCTTCTACGGGCTTTCCTATGCCTTTGCGCAGTAGCTCTCTGACTTCATCTGGCATAGGTACGGCGTTCGGGTTAGCCATCTCGGCCTCCCGATAAGGCTGAGGAACGGGAGTCGGTGCTTGGTTTGGCTCTCTCAGCTTCTTGGCGGCAATCATCAGCGTTCCCTTGCTGACGGGTTGTCCTTCTACAGCCAAGAGTCGAATGAGCGGGATCAGTTTCTCGTAGGTGGTCTCCTTGAGGACTATCTGCAACTGCCCTGCCATCTGCCCGCGAGCAGGCTGGATATCTCCGATGAAGTTATCAAAGTAGAGTTTCATCAAATCCTGAATTTCACGCCCGTTATCTTTGGTTATTAAAGAATAGGTATCTTTTGGTAAAGCATCCGATTTTCGTATCTTTTCTCCCGAGATTTGGATGCTTTCTGTAAAAGGTACGGATTTCGGATGTTTTCTATAGGCCGATTTGGTCTCGAAAATGACGGGCAAATCGTCAAAGAACTGCCATTGATAGACAGTTGCCTTGCCCCGACCTACGCCATCTGCAACGCGGATCAACCAGCCATCTGCCTCTAGCTCCCGCAATGATTCCGATACTGTGGATTTACTGAGCCTAGTCTTTGTAGCCAGCGAATCAATCTTCATAAAGAGCAGATTGTCGTGCATATCGTTGGCTACATCGGCTAGGGCTAAGGCCACTAGAAAAGTCGCGTCCCTATGATGGCTATGTCTCC